CAGATCCTCATTCAGATCCGCAACGCTGTTGACAACAACGGCAAGCGCATCCGTTTGAACCCGGAGAAGCTCGTTGTGTCGCCGTCGAACGTGTTCCAAGCGGAAGTGCTCTTGAAGAGCGTTCTCCGTACTGGCACGGCTGACAACGACATCAACCCGGTGAAGTCGATGGGCCTCCTCGCTGGCGGTCAGGCCAACCTGTCGCGTTTGACTTCGACCACTGCTTGGTGGGTGAAGACGGATGCTCCGGAAGGCTTGAAGTTGATGATGCGTCGTGGTCTTGAAAAGTCTATGGAAGGCGACTTCGAGACTGATAGTACACGTTTTAAATCGACTGAGCGTTATGCGTTTGGATGGACCGATCCTCGAACGGTCTATGGCACACCTGGCGTTTGACGGGGATTAGTCCAAGGTGATAGGGTCAGGTTTTCTGGCCCTATTCCCGAGGACAAAATGCCTGTTAAGTGTCATGTCATAGACTGTTCGAAGCCTGCTGTAACTAAGGGACTTTGCGATACACATCGCAAAAGACTAGAAAGACACGGGCATCTTGACCAAACAAGGCCGGTAGACTGGGGTAGCCGTGAAAAGCATCCAGCCTACCGGTCTTGGTCAGGGTTAATTAGATATCACAAGCTAAACACTTGTCCTGAGTGGGTTAGCGACTTCTGGGCTTTTGCAAACAGCATCCCAGAAAAGCCTTCGTCAGAAGCAAAAGCTCACAGACCAGATCCTAGTAAACCTTGGGGTCCAGATAATTTTTACTGGAAAGAGCCTAGGTTTAGTGCTGAGCATAGAAAGGAAAAGGCTGCATATATGCGTATGTGGTCTAAAACAAATAGAGAAGCAAACCCTGATTACTTCAAGAATCAGGATCTGAAGAAGTATTACGGCGTCACCCTTGACTGGTACAAGGAGCAGCACGCCAAGCAGGGCGGTGTTTGCGCCATCTGTAATCAGCCAGAGACATCCGTTATTCGCGGTAAGACGCTATCGCTTGCGGTAGACCATTGTCACAATACGGGCAAGGTTCGTGCGCTGCTATGCGCCGCCTGCAATACCGGCATCGGAAGTCTCAAGCACGACCGAGATCTTTTGCAAAAAGCGATTGCATATCTTGAAGCATACGTCTAGAGTTACAGTAGGTGTAATTCTAGGTTTAACCAGCTCATTAGACCGGCCTAGCGGACGATGCACAGACTAATGAGCGACTCGTGCATGAGGATATTTCAATGGGATCGACGACATTTTCTGGGCCGGTTAACTCGCTGAATGGGTTCTCTGGCACCATCCTTTCCAACTCGGCCAACATCACCAATCTTGTTTGCAGCACGCTGACGATTGGTTCGACTCAGCTCACCAACGGTTCTGTGTCTGGCACGGTCGCCACTCAGGCTGGTCGCATTCCTGTTCTCGTTGGAAGCACCACGCTTTACATCGCTCTGTACAGCAGCCTGACGCCGTAATGACGAGGGGGCTTCGGCCCCCTTTTCTCAATGTGATTGTGAGGGAAAGCAACCATGCGTCCTATTAGTTTTACAAGATCACAACCGACAGCGAGCGTCAGTAGCGTTGCAGCAGCTCAGGTTTTGAACACGACTGCTGTTACGATCAACGGAACTTCAGCTTCTGGCGGTGTTGCAACATACGCGGTGTCGGCATATCCGACAGTAACCGCTGATGCTAACGCGAACGGAAAGACCTTTACCATTGTGGGCACTCGTCCCGGCGGTGGAGATCAGACTTCCACGATTACCTTTGCCGCAGCCTCTGGCACGGTGACGGGTTCAATTGCGTTTGCAACGGTTACCGCTGTCACGGCTTCTACTGCTACGAGCGCCACGATCAGCGTGGGTAATGCGGTGACGGGCTACACGGATTGGATTCCGTTGGATATCTACACCCCGAACCAAGTGACCAACATTTCCGCTAAGACAAGCGGCACGGTCAACTATTCGGTGGAATACACCAACGAAGATCCCTTTGATCGCTCTATCCAGCAACTGGCGGTTCCGCATCCGAATGCGAGCCTGACGGCAGCGAGCGGTGATGAGACGCAGTTTACGACCACGTTGATGCGAGCGGTTCGCTTGAAGATTAATTCGGGCGGTGGCTCGGTTCGCTTCACGATCGTCCAGCAATCGACGGCCTGATAAATGGCTAACATCAAGATCACCGATCTTACGGCGGCGACTGCGCTTGGCGGGACTGAGCTGTTTGAATGCGTTCAGTCTTCCTCGTCAGTTAAGGCATCGGCTCAGCAAATCAAAACGTATGTTGGGAGTTCTCTTAACATCACGGGCGGTGTGCTTGGGTCGGTCACGATCAGCAACGGCGTAGGTAGCTTTAGCTCGCTTTCAGTAACGGCGGGAGCAATCCCATTTAACACGATTACGAATCGCGCTATTGGCCAGTTTGAATCTCATGTAGATCAAACGGCTACGTCGGCTAACGTCGCTTACGTTGCGCAGATGAATAACGCAGCCGACTTTAACGCTGGAATTACGATTGCTTCTAGCACAAACGTCACGGTAGCTGCTGCGGGTGTTTACTCAATCAACGCCAGCATTCAGTTTGCAAACTCTGACAGCACCAACCACACATCGACGTTCTGGTTCACTAAAAACGGAACAAACATTCCGAACTCTGCATCCATTATTTCTGTGCCTAAGGTAGCGGATGGCGGTAAAACACTGGCTCAAGTGACTATTTTTGAGTCAATGACTGTTAGCAGTTATGTACAGTTGGTTTGGTCTGCAAACAATATCGCTGTTAGTTTGGATTACTCGTCTGCAACTGCGACGGCCCCTGAAGTTCCCTCTATCATCTTCAACATGCAGAGAATCGCGTGATGAAAATTCGCGGTAACTGGGAAGACTGGGAAGACTTTGAGAACTTCGCCAAGGGCGGCGGTGCATTTAAGACCGGCGCTTGGCAACGCAAGGCTGGAAAGAATCCAGAGGGCGGTTTGAACGAAGCCGGTCGTCGCAGCGCGAAGCGTGAAGGGATGAACTTGAAGCCGCCGGTTAGCGCGAGCCAAGCAAAGAAATCCCCGAAAGCAGCGGCACGACGCAGATCGTTCTGTGCAAGGATGTCCGGAATGCCGGGTCCAATGAAAGATGACAAGGGCAGGCCGACGCGCAAAGCGTTGTCTCTCCGTAAATGGGATTGTTAAGAGGAAACCATCATGGGCGTTAAGTACGTTAAAGATTTTGCTTTCCCGTCTGCGGGTGGTTTCCACTCGGGCAGCGTTCAGCGTTATGCCAAAGGCGGTCATGTAACCAAGCTCCCGGCTAAGGCCAAGGATTCCGCCAAAGGAATGCCTGCTCGTGCCAAGCCGAATGCTCCTGCGCGTGGCGCTCCGAAGATGGAGTCCAAGCCCAAGGTTGGCAAGGGCCAAGGCTACGAGAAGGGCGGTTACGTTCCGGGCAAGGAGAAGGATGTGCAGCCGGTCAAGCGTCCTCCGGGTCGCGGCAAGGATCTGGCTCCGGCTCGTCGCTTCAAGGGCAAGTACGAGGGCTACGCTGAGGGTGGTCCGGTTGCGGAAATCACCGAAGGCGATGGCATGTCGCCGCTGCAAGAAATGGCTTACGCACTCCCCTATGATTACATGAAAGATATTGTGGTAGAGCGAGAGCTCCCAGCGTTGCCGGAACCGCCGCCGTTTGATCCTATGCGCGGTGTAAGCCTCGGGGATCGTGTTCCTGTCGGCGCTTTGACTCCGCTGCCCGAAGAGCCGATGTATCGCGTCCCGCTTGCTGGTGATGACGGCATGGTGCCGGGGCGAGTTAGGCTTCGACCTGAACCGGTAGACCGCGTTGGCAATCGCCGCGCCATGATGGGTGACCGTCGTGACATGGCTATGCGTCCGGGTATGCGTGGCGTTGCTCGTCGTGCTGCTCCCCCGCGTATGCGTGCTCCGGCTCCGGTTCGTCAGCCTGAGATGATGCCGTTTGATTTGGAAGTTCCCATGCCGTTGGTTCCCCGCTACAAGAAGGGCGGCGAAGTAAAGGGCGAGAAAATTGCCAAAGTCATGCGCGAGTACAAAGAGGGCAAGCTGCACTCAGGCTCCAAGAAGGGTCCTGTTGTGAAGAACCCGAAGCAAGCGATGGCGATTGCGCTGTCGGAAGCTCGTGCTGCAAGAAAGGCCGATGGTGGAAGAATTGAAAAATTAAAAAAATCAATAATTGCTGATGACTTGGCTAAAGCTAGAAAGCTTGGCAAAACTTATAACGAAATGTACAGGGATGAGTTTAACAAGCAAGTTAAAGAAGGGATTTTAAATCCGTCTGCTGTCAAAGCAAAAAAAGCTTATGAATTGCATACGCCTAAAGAGGTTCGTAAAGTATACGAATCTGATAAAGAGTATTTTGAAAAAATGGCCAGCCAAAATAAGAAGGCCGAAGGCGGCGTAATGAGTAAGGGGCCGAGCACCCGCTACACCGCTGCTAAGGGTCGTCGCATGGCGAAAGAGCGTGCCATGGAGCGTCGTGCTCTGGATAAGGCGCGTCACGCTGAGAAGTATGCTCCGGGCTTAAGCTTGGATATGGAAGACGAGAGCACGGTGCCTACATACCAATCCCTTAAGCCCCGCAAAAAAGTCGAGATGCTCAAGTACGCTAAGGGCGGAAAAGCCAAGCATTCTGATGTGAAGATGGACAAGGCCATGGTGAAGAAGGCTGTCCACAAGCATGAGAAAGCGATGCATCCCGGTAAGAAGATGACCAAGCTCAACAAGGGCGGCGTTCCTTCATACGGACGTAAGCCAATGTACGGCGGCGGTAAGTGCTAAAATAACTTCCGTGTAGTCAGAGGGGTCTGCTCAGTGCAGTAGACCATGGCGCAAGAGGGACCCTGATGGCGACTTCCGGTACAGTTTCGACAACTCAATTTACGACTAGGCAGGTCATTGACCATGCCTACAGGCGTTGTCGTTTGGGTGCGCAGCAGATCACCTCTGAGATGATCGACATTGCGAACGACCAGCTTTACCTGATTCTGGCTAACCTTGCGAACCGGGGTGTTCAGCTCTGGTGTATTGAGAAACTAATTATGCCGCTCTACGAGGGCAACAGCGCAGTGACGCTGCCCTTGGGTACGGTAGACGTTCTCAATACCAACCTGCGCACTCTGACTCAGGTAACGGGCACTGAGACGACTAGCTCAACCACAGTGACGATGGTAGTTGCTGGTGGAACGACGTTAACGACGGTGGGCATTCTGTGGAGTGCAACCTCGGTTCCGTTCGTTGTCGAGCAGTCTGCTGATGGCGTGACTTGGACATCGGTACCTCTTGAGCAGTATCAAGCAGCGTCTGCGCCGACTCAGGTTGCAGGCGAGTGGCTGTGGGTAGACTTTGTTTCCACAACCACGAACAACTATTTCCGCGTTCGTGCTACGAGCGGTACCTTATCGGCCACGGATGTCTATTTCGGGAACACGCCTACAGAAATCCCTATAGCGCGATTGAATCGTGATGACTATACGGCGCTGCCCAACAAGTACTTCCTTGGCCGACCTTTGCAGTTCTGGTTTGACCGTCAGTTAGACCAGCCGGTGATGCGTCTCTGGCCAGCCCCCAATGCGGCTGCGACAACCCAGCAGATCGTGTTGTGGCGTCATCGTTACATTCAGGATGTCGGCACCATGACGCAGGAACTGGACGTTCCGCAGCGTTGGTTTGATGCGATTGTGGCGATGCTGGCTTCTAAGCTTGCGGAAGAGACTCCGGAAGTCGATGCGCAATTGATGCCAATTTTGGAAGCCAAAGCTGAGAAGGCGCTGGCTCAGGCTGAGAATGAAGAGCGGGACAACAGCCCGATTTACTGGGCACCGCTTATTTCGCCGTATACGAGATAATCATGGGACTGTACCTAGATACTCGTGGACTCGCTTTTGTTGGAATCGGGATCTGCGACCGTTGTTCGCGTAAGTTTCCGATTGTTGAGTTGATGCCGGACCGTAACTATCCGGGGCTTCGGGTGTGCAGAGAGGATCTGGATGAACTAGATCCGTATCGTTTGCCAGCGAGACAGACTGAGCGCATTACGCTGCCGTTTGTCCGACCCGACGTTCCGATTGCGACCGATCCGGCTGGTTTGATCAGCGAAGACGGTAACACATTTGTTACTACTGAAAACTTTGACGACTACGTGGAGCCGTAATGAGATACGAGCTTTACAAAGTAACTAATAAGAGCAATGGCAGAATGTACATTGGTCAGACATGCCAAGGCCATAAGAGGCGCTGGTATGTGCACTGCTGGAAAGCAGCTCGTGGTGGTGAGCAACGATTCCATAAAGCCATTCAGAAGTACGGTAAAGACAACTTTAGTGTTGAGCTTCTTGTTGTCGGTCCAACTCTTGAGTGGATTAACGATTTAGAGCAAAAAGCGATTAAGCTTTATGACACTTTTAACAATGGATATAACGACACAAAGGGCGGTGATGGTACCGTTGGGCAAAAGTTTCGCCTTGGTAAAAAGCATACTGCTGAAACGCGAGCAAAGCTTTCTGCTTCTCGCATGGGAAGACCAAGCCCTAGGAAAGGTGTAAAGCTTTCAGAAGAAACAAAGCAAAAGATTCGTCTGGCAAATTTAGGTAAAAAAAGATCGGCAGAGGCAGTCGAAAAAGCCATGGCGAAAATTCGCGGCAGGGCTGCTTGGAACAAAGGGTTAAAGCATAAAGAAGAAACAAAAGTTAAAATGTCTTTGACTCACAAATCAAGATGGGAAAAGAGACGAGAGGATGTCAAATGAGTAACGTGCCGACGAACCTCGTCCCAACCAGAATCAGCCAGCTTCCTGAGGCTCCGGTTGCGGACCCGGCTGGTTATTTCCCTATTGTTATTTCTGGTACGACCTACAAAGTTCAGTTCAGCCAGATTCAAGGAAGCGTTGAGGTTCCGGCTTCGCGCAGAGTTAATGCGGGGACGGGGCTGACGGGGGGCGGTTCGCTTTCAGCGGACATCACGATTGCCGTAGCCAATGATGGCATCGGTGATCAACAGCTTGATGTAACGGGTGTCAGCGCCGGGACGTATGGCGACGGTGCGAATATGCCTGTCGTCACGGTCAACACGAAAGGTCGTGTTACTTCTTTAAGCACGACCCCGCTGGTCATTAGCGGCTACGTTCCGGATTCGCGCCAAGTTGTTGCGGGTACTGGTTTGTCCGGAGGGGGAAACCTCAGTGCAGATCGCACACTGGCCATCAGCTTTTCAAGCGCCACCCCTCAGCCCCTAGGCTCAGCATCTGCTGGTACCGGCGTTAATGCAGCGCGTGATGATCACGTTCACCCGGCGGTGGATCTGTCGGATGCAACCGAGACGACTGGCGTTCTACCGATGTCTCGTGGCGGTACTGGCGCGAACCTGTCTCCGATTGCCGGAGCAATTGCGTACTCAAACGGTACTAACTTTGATTTAACGACTGCCGGTAACAATGGTCAGGTTCTAACCTCTTCGGGCGGCGGTGCGCCGACTTGGACGACCATTACCGGTGTTGGTACGGTTACAAGCGTAGATGGCTCTGGCGGCACGACTGGCTTGACCGTAAGTGGCGGTCCAATTACCGCAGCCGGTACGTTGACGCTGGGTGGAACGCTTGCTATCAGCGCGGGTGGTACGGGCCTTGCGGGTACACCGACAAATGGTCAGCTCCTGATTGGTAACGGCAGCGGGTATACGCTGGCTTCGCTTACCGCTGGAACGGCCATCAGCGTCACGAACGCGACTGGTTCAATCAGTATCGCCAATACGGCTCCGGATCAGACGGTTACCCTGACGAGCGGAACTAACATTTCCGTAACCGGAACATATCCAAGCTTCAGCATTGCAAACACTTCTACGGCAGATGTAGTTGGCCCTGCTGGTGCAACGAGCGGTGCAATCTCGCTGTTTGATGGTGGTACTGGCAAGTTACTCAAGAACTCTGTCATTACGATCAATGCCTCTGGCGTTATCAGCAACGTCAACACGCCGAATACGGGTACCGATGCTGCGAACAAGCAGTATGTGGATGATCTTGCCAGCACGGGCCTTCACTACCACGAAGCTGTGGTGCTATCGACTTCGCCGGGATCTTCTCGTACCGATACGTACAACAACGGAACGGCTGGTGTTAGCGCCACGCTAACTTCTGTCGCTGCGGGTACGTTGGTCATTGACGGCACTGTCGCAACCTCGACGATCCGAGTGCTGATTCAGGACTGCTCTAATCCGATTGGTAACGGCGTGTATGTTGTTACGAATCCGGGTAGCACTGTTGCTCAGTACGTAATGACTCGCTCTTCGGATGCGGACACTTACATTGAGCAGTCAACAGTCGGTTTGGATGCGGGTAGCTACTTCTTCACGACTGGCGGCACAAATAACAAGGGTGCTGCTTGGGTTAACACCAATAGTGGCGTTATCACCTTCGGCTCGACGGCTATCACGTTCTCGCTCTTCAGCAACTCGCAGGTGTACACCGCTGGCAACGGGTTAAGCCTGACGGCGACGACGTTCTCGTTAGATACCCCGGTTAGTGTTCTGAATGGTGGTACGGGCCAGTCATCGGCTCCGACTAATGGCCAGTTGCTGATTGGTAACGGCTCAAACTACACCCTATCGGCTCTGACGGCGGGTACGGGGGTTTCGGTAACCAATGGCACCGGGTCGATCAGCATTGCTAATACGGCTCCGGATCAGACGGTTGTTCTGACGGGTGGCGGTGCTACTAGCGTTACGGGCACATACCCAAGCTTTACCATCAGCACCTCGGTTTCGGCTGGAACGGTTTCAAGCGTTGATGTCTCGGGCGGTATTACTGGACTGACCTTTAGCGGTGGCCCGGTTACGAGTTCGGGCACGATTACGATGGCGGGAACGCTGGCTATCTCGAATGGCGGTACTGGAGCATCAACTGACTCGGGTGCAAGAACTGCCCTCGGTTTGGGTACAATGGCTGTCCAAGATGCAAACAGCGTTTCAATTACTGGCGGATCAATTGGAAGTAGTGTGCTGGTCAATTTGACTAACGCTACTGGTACTATTAGCGGAGGCACCTACTAATGCCCACGATTCTCTTAAAGAAAAGCGACACCCCGAGTGCGGTTCCGACTACCGCTAACCTGACCAACCTGGCCGGGGGTGCAGAGGTCGCAGTCAATACTGC